GTAGACAATAGTTTAGAGTCACGTAAGTATTATGAATATGGTATAAACATGATTATGTTTACACACGGTGACAAAGAAAAACCTCAAGAGCTTCCACTGTTGATTGCCACTGAGCAACCAGAGATGTGGAGCCGATGTAAGGTTAGAGAAGTGCATTGTGGACATAAACATAAAGAAATGCTTAATGAATACATGGGTACTAAGGTTAGGTTTATTCCTAGTATATGTGCTAATGACACTTGGCATAAAACACAAGGATATGTAGGTACACTGCGATGTGGACAGGCATATATATGGAATAAAAATAGAGGATTAGAAGGATATTTACAAACTAATGTTATGAATTATGGCGTGGAAGAGAAAAGCTAAGAAACCAGGTAGGACTAAAGTAAAAAATGCTAAAAAGTCAGTATATGATGGTAAACAATTCCAGTCTAATTTAGAATTGTATTGTTATAAACAACTAGAAGAAGCAAAAATACCAGTAGATTATGAGAAACATACATTTACTATATTTCCTGCTACTGTATACCCACAAGCTTGTTATGAGGGTACAGCTAAAAAGCTATATAACAAAGGATCTAAAATTAGACCTATTACATATACACCTGATTTTGTAGATCCTAGCGGTAAATTTATCATAGAAACAAAAGGATACGCAAATGAGTCTTTTCCATTGAGGTGGAAACTATTTAAGAAACATCTTAAGGATGAAGAACATCGTTATGTCTTGTTTATGCCTAGAAATAAAAAACAAGTAGACGAAGTAGTAGATATTATAAAACAACTATAGATTGAAGGGGGTTAGTAATTAAATTTAATTTAATAATGGCGGTTATACTTTGGGTGCAATTACAGTTCCCCCCTTCTTTCTTTTTTAAAAATTTATTATGGAAAAACCTAAACCAAGAAGAAAAAATAGAAGTCCAAGGTCTTGGAAAATAGTGGGTAAAAAAATTATTGAGTATTTTTTTAGCAACCCACACGCTAATAGTCATGAAGAAATAAGTAAAAAGTTTGATGTAGACAAATCTTCAATACGTAAAATATTAGCTAAAGAATTAAATCGCAGATTTGAACATGCGAAAAAAGTAAGAAATCAATAATCAATTAAATATAAAATTATGAATTACGATCAATGGAAATTAAGTAACCCTATAGATGATGGTTACGGATACTCTATGGTAAGCAACTGTTGTGGTGCAAACTTATATTGTCATGACTTGACAGATGAGTGTGATATTTGTTCACAATGTAAAGAACAATGTGTACCTATAGAAGAATATGAATACGAAGCTGCTAGAAAAGAAGCTTATGCTGAGATGATGGCAGACGGAGAAAGAGACGAGAGATGATAGATAAGGTCACCAGAAAGTCTATGCTTATTAGACCTTCAGGTAGATCTACAGATTTTATTAGTCCAAGCTTTGGTTATGGCTGTTTGTATAACTGTTCTTATTGCTATATGAAAAGACATAAAGATAAAGGTCTTACTATAGCAACTAACACAGGAGATATACTTACAGCTATAAATAACCATGCATACTTTACACCTGTAGATAAACCTAATCAGACACACGCAGAGTACACAACATACGATATAAGCTGCAATGAGGATTTTGCTCTGCATGCAAAACACCATCAGTGGGAAAAGATATTTGAATTCTTTAGAGATCATCCTATTGCTATGGGTAGTTTTGCTACAAAATATGTAAATCCTAAACTAACCTCATTTGATCCGCAAGGTAAAGTGCGTATAAGATATAGTCTTATGCCACAGCACAAGTCAGACCTACATGAACCAAGCACTTCTAAGATTATAAATAGAATAAAAGCTATCGATGCATTTATAGATGCTGGTTATGATGTGCATATAAATTTTAGTCCTGTTATAGTATACGACGGATGGCTAGAAGACTATGCAGATCTGTTTAACATGGTAAACGACTATGTGCAATACAAAGACCAAGTGTTGTCAGAGGTTATATTTCTTACACACAACTTTAAGAAACATGTTGTTAACCTAGCAAGGCACCCTGAGACAGAGATAGATCTGTGGGTTGCTGAGAGACAAGAAACAAAAGTTTCACAGTATGGTGGAGAAAATACTAGATACAAACTCAGTCTAAAATCTGAGTATATAAGACAATTCAAACAATTACATAACCAAATTATACCTTGGAATACAATTAGGTATATATTTTAAATTAAACATGAGAACAGTACAAGATCAACTCTCGAGAATATCAAAGACATTAATATTCTCAGAGCCTTTCTACGGTATCTTCCTTATTGGATTACAAAAAGAATTCACTAAAGATTGTGATACTGCAGGTGTAGGAAAACACGGCATAGGAATGCGGCTTGTTATAAATCCGGATTTCTTTGCAGAGCTTAGTGAGCTACATCAACAAGGTCTGCTAAAACATGAGCTATTACATATAGCTTTTGGGCATCTTATCTTGGCAGATAAATATCCTGATAAAAAGTTATTTAACATAGCTGCAGATATAGAAATTAATCAATATATAGATCGTAACATGCTGCCAGCTGGCGGGCTAACTTTGGATACGTTTAAAGAGCTTAGACTGCCAAGAAAAGCTGGTACGAGTGAGTATTATAAACTGCTGCAGCAAACTATGGATAAAAATGGAAACAGTAGCTGTGATGCATTGCAAGGTATACTAGACCAGATGGATGGCAATAGTCAGTATTGTCATAAGCATTGGAAAGAGGTTACAGAATTACCTGAGGCAGCAAAGAAGCTAGTGCAAAAGCAATATGAGCATCAGATGAAGCAGACTGCAGAAGAGATACAAAAGAAACATGGCACACTACCGGGGGAACTTGCAGAAATTATCGAGAAATTATTTAAGATAGAACCTCCTAAGTTCAATTGGAAACAGTATCTTAAAAGGTTTATTAACAACGCATCTAAAATCTATACTAAAAAACTGCGTAGAAAGTATAACAAAAGATACTCAGGTAATCCAGGCCTCAAGATAAAACATAGAAATCATGTGCTTGTAGGTGTTGATACTTCAGGGTCCGTTAGCAGCAAAGAGCTGGTAGAGTTTATGAATGAGCTAGTACATATGCATAGAACTGGCAATAAAATTACAGTTGCACAGTTTGACACAGAGCTGACTAGTGTAGAGGAGTTTAATCCTAAAAAACATTGGGAAATAAAAGGTAGAGGTGGTACATGCTTTCAGGCTGTTACAGATCACTACAATGACCCTAAGAATAGATACTCTGCTTTTATATGTCTTACTGATGGTGAGGCTCCTAACCCGGACAATTGTCCAAAGAACGCATTGTGGGTGCATAGCTCACGTTCTAGCATCAACGAAGAGTTGACTGGAATTAAAATTCAATTAAATTAATCAATTAAACAATATAATTATGAACCAAGTAAATTTAAACATTGATGAGCTGCAGGACTTTGTAGATCATATTATTACAAACAACCGTGTATTGCAATCACAAGGCAAAAAGCCTGTAGCAGTGGAGGTTGTAGGTGAGTCTGGTATTGGAAAGACTACATCTATTATGGACATGTCTAGGGCCCACAATCTAGACTTTGTAAAACTAAACCTAGCACAGATTGAGGAGTTAGGTGACCTTGTAGGCTTCCCTATAAAACAGTTCCAAATGTGGACTACAAAAAATGGTAAGAAAATAGGTAAGTGGGTTGATGAGGTAGCAGTAAAAGATTATTCTAGTGATGGTTGGAAAACTACAGGTAAAAGCAAGATGTCATACAGTGCACCGGAGTGGATTGCGGACAAAAAAGCCGGTGGTGTTTTGCTTCTTGATGACTGGAACCGTGCTGATGTTAGGTTTATCCAAGCATGTATGGAGTTGGTGGATAGACAGCAATATATATCATGGACTCTTCCTAAAGACTGGCACATTATCTTGACTGCAAATCCTGATAATGGTGACTATATGGTAAACTCTGTTGATGCTGCTCAGAAGACTCGTTACATTACAGCAAACCTTAAGTTTGATATAAATGTATGGGCTAGATGGGCTGAGGAAAATGGCATTGACACTCGTTGTATTAACTTCTTGTTAATGCATCCTGAGCTAGTTACACAAGAGACTAACGCACGTTCTATATCAACGTTCTTTAACGCTATATCAAGTATAAAAGTGTTTGAAGACCAGCTACCGCTAATTCAAATGATTGGTGAGGGTTCTGTTGGCAATGAGTTTGCTTCTATGTTTACGACGTTTATTAATAACAAACTAGACAAACTAGTTACACCAAAGGATATAGTTCTTGGCAAAGAAGAGGAGGTATTACCTAAGTTAACTGAGTGTATAGGTAAGGGTGATAACTACAGAGCTGATATAGCTAGTCTGTTAGCTACTCGTATAGCTAATTTCTCTGTTGCATACTCAAAAACTGACACTGTAACGCCAAAAATGCAAGAGCGTCTCGTTACGCTGTGCACGGGAAGCTATTTTACTAACGATTTAAAGTATCTTGTTGTTAGGACAATATTTAATGGAAATAAAGCGAAGTTTAACCAAATGATGATGAATCCACACATTATCAAAATGACAATTAAATAATTATGGCAAGTAAAAATATACACGACGGAGGATACCCAGACCAAGCATTGGTTGATCTTGGATTTGAAGATGCAGAGGTTATAGGTATGGTCCAAAACAATTTAACTGTAATAGATGTAATATTATCAGAATCTCAAGCTCAATATGACAAAGTAAAAGGACTTTTAGAAACTGAAACAACTAATGATTTAACTACAGTTAAAAAAGCTTTTATATTACCTATGGCTGATGTGTCTACAGATAGACTAAAGTCAGCGCTTAAGGAACATAAAATTACTGTTACTAATGATTATGAGAAAGCTGATTTTATTATACCGCATATTAATTTTTATGACAGCTATGGATCAATAGAAACTATACCGCAAACTAAAATGATGTTTCATTTAAAGAATGGTTATTATTGTAATGATCATAGAACATGTGTAGAAGATTATTATGATGATACAGGAAATAGCGTTATACTAGATAAAAGAAGTCTTGGTGACCGGTATCAGCATAATATAAATTATGATAGTTTACCTTATGACTCTTTTGTATTTAGTAATATGGCTATTCGTATTGCTAATCTAGTAGAAGCCGGTGAGCTACAGGTTGTAGAGACAGATACTATACTTAATCAGTCTGCTAACAGGGTCCCTATGACAGAAGAACTCATGGAGGATCTTAATAAGATGATTAGTGGTTATTCTGCTAGTGAGGAGGAAGTACAAATGGCAGGTAAAATTATACCCACTATTGATCCTACAGGAGAACCATATCTTTTGTATAAGTATTCTAAAGAATTCTTAGGCAATATAGATTACAAGTATAGTAGAAACAAGGATGTTATATATTGGCTACAGAAACACCAGTGTGGTTATTTGTCTCGTATGAATGCTGAAGATGCTATTAAACATTTTGAGCAAGAAGGTATATTAGACTCTAGATGTTTTAGAGCGCTAGAGGTAGAATGCCGCAAGGAGATAGTAATTAGTAACAGAGAATTATATACATTTAAAGTTCAAGTTAAACCCGAGTATAGAAAGTACATGAAGTAACTGAGAAGAGTTGTCCTGTACAGCTCGTGTTTAATTGATTGCATAGAGGGGGAGTGTAATGCTCCCCTGATATGTTTAACCATTAAAAATTAAAAACATGAAGAAGAAAATAGCATTAATAGATGGCGATAGTTTAATCTATTATGAAATGGGTAAGCCCACCCTAGAAGAGGCGCTAGAAAGTCTAGACGGTAGATTGCAACAGATCTTTGAAGAAACTAAAGCAACACACTATATGGGTTTTCTAACAACAGGTAAATGTTTTAGATATGCTGCAGCTAAAACTAAAGCTTATAAAGGTAATAGAAAATATGGAGCCAAGCCTATTATATTTCCTGCTATAAAAGAATATCTTTATCAGCACTGGGGATTTAGATCTGTTAGTCAGCTTGAGGCTGATGATCTTGTTTCTATATTTCACATGGAATTTAACGAAGATATTAATCCTTTTGGTGGTACAGTTATATGTAGTCCTGACAAGGATGTTTTATATCAAAACATTGGTACACATTATAACTATGGTAAAGCAGAAACTGTTGTAGTTGATGAGGTCGAAGCTACAAGATTTTTGTGGAAACAAATGCTTATGGGTGACAGTACTGATGGTATTACAGGTATACCAAAAGTGGGCCCAAAGACTGCGGACAAGTGGCTAGAAGATGTAAATACAGACGAAATGCCTACATTTGTACTACAAAAATATATAGAAAAGTTTGGATATGCCAAAGGAATTAGTAACTTTGCTGAGACCTTTAAGTTGGTATACATACTAAAAAACAAAGAAGATGTGTGGCGTGAAACAGATTGCCAAGAATCAGACCTTAATGTACATTTATTTGAAATTAACAAAACCAAAGAAGAAGACGAATGGGTATAAATTGCAAGGAAGTGATATTTAAACCAAAGGCCCCTTTATATTTTATTATATCTGGTGGGACTTTGAGTATCACTCCACAATATAAAGATGGAAAAATAGTTTCTTTAGCAATGCCTGACAATTACTTTATTACTGTAGGGGACACAATTAAAATTAAAAATGAGCCGTATAAAGTAAATATTATTAATAAAGTAATGCATAATGGTGTGCTTACCTATCATCTTAAAACTGCAGAAAGAACCAAGTCTTCTATTTTTGTTTTACCTATGCTTTCTGGTAACAGAAATTTGTTTTTATATGACAGTCATTTAATAAATGCTTTTATAAAAACAGATACTATAGAAGATCATATAATTTTATTGTACAGCTGGTCGCAAGATCCGTTGTTTGCAAAGTTTGATCTAGCTCTAAAGAAGTTTAGAAATTTTGTTACTTCTTATGATGCAGATCCTAACCATGTAGTTTATATATTTTCTGTTCCTAAAAAACATAGAAAAAACTTTAAACTTTTTAAAGACGGCAAGTATTCTAAACTAAGTGATGAGTATAAACTTAAGATTTTAGACTTTCACAATATGGGTGTAGAATCAGCTCTAGCTAAAATTTTATTTAAATCTAATGAAAGAAAAGTAGAGTTGGAACGAAAATTAGATGCAGAACTTCCTGAAGATTCTGAGTTACTCAGTATTATGGATATAGATAAAGAAACCTTAGACTTAAATTATTATTTATGAAAAAAGAAAAGAAAGATATAAAAATGTCAGTCCCAGAGGGTATGGAGTTTAATACTCCATATTCTTTGAACAGCACACACAGCCATTATTATTATGATTTTGACAGAAATAAAGGAGCACGTCTCTCTTTTGATGAGAAATTAGATATAGAAGTTAAAGCTATAACTGATCTGTTAAAAACTAAAAATAAAGCTTATGGTAACACAGCGCTTAATCCTACTAATATATTTAGTAAGTTAAATGCTACTGAAGCTATATGTGCTAGAATAGATGACAAGTTAGCTAGAATAAGTAACAAAGGAATTAATGATAAGACAGAAGATACTGTCGATGATTTAATTGGTTATTTATTATTGCTTAAAATGTCAATGTGATGTTGGTAGTTATATGGCCATCATAAAAATTAAAGGGGAGCCTTATGGTTCCCCTTTTTCATTTTAGTATCTTTCATATTTTTGTTGTGGGAAGAACTCGACTGCTTTTGTAATTGCGTTTAACCCCGGAGTAAGTTTAAATGTGTAGTAAAATCTTTCTGCTCTATCTCTTTCAGTGTAAGGTTCTTCTCCTGTTATAATATCTGCAGTTTCATCTATAGTGTTACCTGCTAAGTCAGCTATTTGTTTACCTAAACTTAACAATGGTATACCTGTAGCTCTCCCTCCCTCAAAGAATCCTCTTGGATTTGTAAATACTCTAGTTTCTCTAGATGCTCTTTCCATTATATTATGGAATTTTCTACCAAGATATGTTTGTCTAATATCTGTTTTCCCATCTTTATCTTCATCACCACCCAGTGCCGCTAACATCAAGAAAAATGCTAAACTAGCTCTTAGTTCTGTAAGAACAGCTTTAATATTTCCTTGTTTCATTTTTATAAACTCTTGGAATAGCTCTTCTCTAGCATCTTTATCTTTTAATTTCTCTTCAAATTGAGGATTAGTAGCGTTGTTAGCTGCCCATAAATCAAACTTAGCTCTTGCAAAATCTTCTTTTGGTTGTGATAAATTAAAATAGCCAAAGGTAACTACATCAACTCCTATTTTAGCTAGGTCTAAACCAATCGACTTAACATATTCTAATAGGTGTATTTCTGTATCTAGTGCTTCAGGTGCGGTTAAATCTTTAGAGATTCCCATATTACTAAATACACTTGTCCATGTACCTTCATCAAATGTTTCTAGTATATTATTATACTTTGTTTTTCCAAATCTAGCTAGCGCTACACCAGGCAACCAAGACTTGTAGTGCATCATTAATCTTAAAAAGAAATTACTATTGTACAATACTTTATCTTCTGAACTCATTGTACCCTTCACTTTATTCGATATTTCTCTTCCTACATTCCTTAATTTTCTTTGACCCTGGTCCGATAACCCTTCAATGTTAACTTTATATCTATCTACTGCCGCATCTGCTACATTAGTTGTGGTTCCTCTCCATAATGGATTTTCTGTAAGTTCCATTAATTCTACAATGTTTTTAGATCCTTCAGGTAAAAACTCTAATCTTTTTACATTTCCATTTTCATCAACACCCATATTTAAAGCTGTTGCGTATATTGCTATAGCATCTATACCTCTATCAGCTGTAGATAAAAATGCAAACCACTTGTCATTTGTTAAATGTCTTGTTGCATACTGAGCTGACAACCTCTGTGCTCTAGACTCTGCATCATCTTTTTGGTAGTATTCTAAATGTTCTACTAAAGCTCTCATTTTAGGGTCTGCTTTTATAAGTGCTGCTCTAGCTTTGTTTAAATTCTTTTTAGTTATAAAAGATCCTTTAGATGCTTCGTACTGTAAACCAACCATACCAGCTATAAACGCTCCAAATGCTACGGGAGCTTTAAGACCTAATTGTGTGATCGAGTGTAAGTTTTTTAATCCTAATATAGACTTTTGACTACTTAGGCTAATACTTTTACTTCCTATCTTAAGATCTTTAGAGTCTAATTCTGTACCATATATGTATGCATCTACAAATCTTTGATACGTTTTATATAAGTTTTCTGGTTGCTCTGAATATTTTTTATATATGTTTTTAGCGTTAGTTAAAATGTTACCAAAACTATCTGTAGACTCTACCTCAATTGCTTTTTTACTGCTAAGTATAGCTTCCATACCTTGTATTTCTGGTAGAACCTGTGATTTAAGTTGGTAATCTACAGCTGCATTATATAATAACAAAAGCCCTTTACCTAAATCTCTAGTTTTTAATGATGGGTCTATATTACCATTTTTATCTCTTATAGGTCTTATATATAGTTTAGGTATTTGTTTTACTAGTCTCCCTGTATTTTCGTCTCTTATACCATATGTTAAATCATGTTCTCTAATTTGTAAATGTTCTATACCGCTATCAATACCTTCACTTATAGTTCCATTAACATATGCAGACTCAACAAATCCTTTATGAACCTCAGCTGTAAAGTTAGGTCCCAATCTTTCACCATACATTTCTTCTACCTCTTGTACGGTTTTCATATACAAATCATAAAATTCTTTTATTTCTGGTGTGTTTTGTATTTTCTTATAATCCTCACTTATCCATTTTTCTGCTGGCCTCAAAAAGTACTGACCTCCTTTGTTTATTGCAGCTGTATTCATGTGGTTCTTTACATCATGTGCTAGTTCCCATTTTTTTATTTCTCTATTTATTGCTGCTTGATTGTCTTTAAACTTTGCCTGTAAAGCTTTTAGTTTGCCTGCTCTAAACTCTTTGTATTTCTTTTTATAATAATTTTCGTCTATAACTACATTACCATTTTCCAAATTAAACCAAGTATAGTCTCCGCTTTGTAGTGCTTTAGATCTTGCCGCATAAAACTCTTTAGAGAATTTAGATTTAAATGTTCCGTCTTCGTTTAGTATATCATCAAAAGCTTTTATACCACGGTTACCTACAAACGCATCTTGCACTCTTTGTATTTCTTCAGCTTTATTTTTTACTAGTTTACGTTTAGTAAAATTAAGCTCATCCATTATCTCCCATAGATTTCTTAGGTAGGGATTATTTTGTTTAGATAGGTTTACAAAGTTAGAGGTCATCCAATTTACATCAACGTTAAAGCTTTTTATACCCTGTACACCCCTCTCCATTGCCTTGTCGTTTATTCTTTCTAATATCTTACCTTCTACCTGTGTTATTGTTTGTGCTAAAAACCCTGCTAATCTATCTCTTAACACTCTATACTCTTCATACTTCTCTTTATTGGTATTTTTCATGTAATCTACATAATCATGTAGCTCTACAATTGATTGATAGAAAGTCAAATCTTTTAACAACTCATTTAGATCTATGTCTGATAAGTAGTTTGGGTTAGGACTACCATCTTTTAATACATCTATGTTCTCCCCCAATCTTTGGTTTATAGTTTCTATGTCATTTTTTAAAGACTTAACTATATATGCAACATCCTGATCTATTTGTAATACTCTTAGTTGTTTTGTTATCTGCGCCTGTCTTGCTTTCAATGACTCAAAAGTATTACCTGCTTTATATTTTTTAGTCTGTAACTGTCTGTCTACCAACTCTTTACGTGATATTAATTTTTTAATTATTTTATTTATATCATCAAAGTTAGTCATCTCCTCTGCTACGGGTAATTGTTCCAAGAACTCACTGTACTTTGTACCCATTTGTACTACACTAATTTGGTTTGTAATTTTACCATCATTAGTAGTTTTAAATCTTATGTGTATAGGTACAATTCTAGATTGCCTTACCTGTGTAACTCCATAGTTATCTAGTAGGTGGTTTTTATACTGTGATATTTGCATGTCGTAAGTCTGCATCTTAACTGAGTGTGGGTCCTCTACTATTCTATTAGTCATCTTATCTACATATCCAGAATATTTAGATGGTGATATAAATTTGTAATCATATATAGACGCACTACCATCGCTAAATAATGCCATCAAGTCAATGCTTCCCCCGGTATCTTCTGCTCTGTTTACAGTCATCTGCTCAGTTCTTATAACAACTTTACCTTCTGGGTCAATTGCTTTTTGTTGTGCTCTGATCTTAGATATAATGTCTTTTACTCCGTTTTCTAAAACCTGGAATTGTGCTGCAGTAAACAAGGAGTTATTTAATATCTGTTGTCTATTACCTTTTCTGTTTGCATATAGATCTACTAAATCCTGTAACACTTTGTGGCCCATTGTACCAACCATTTTACGCATCTCATTATTATCTAAACGCAACTGCTTCTCTTTACCGCTCAGATCTCTAATCTTACCTCTATTTATTTTATAGAAATGTTTTTTAACTTCGTCAGATACTCTTCCTTTTAAGAACTTACCTGCATAAGGACCACTCTTTTTACCTACATATCTTTCTGTCTCATTACCCTCTTCTACAAACCATGGCTGTTTTAGTCCTGCCTCTTCTAAACTCATAGACTCTGTAGACCAGTTTTCATTTTCTTGATTAAGCTTTTCTAATATAGGCTTAGTTACATCTTTAGGTTCGTTTCTTTTTGTAGGTTCTACCTGATAATACTCACCCTCTATATTTCCTATACCTCTTTCTGTATCTATATAGTCATTAATAGAATCATTCAGTGCAAGAAGCGATGCTTCAGCAAAAGGATCTGATTGCACTCTTCCAAATACCTGTTTTAGAAATTCAAGAACTCTGTCAAACCAAGTTTGTGCTCTAACTATTTTAACAACTGGCTCACCTTTTATATTATTTATTATATGCTTAGCTATAAGTTTACCTATAGCTTCCTGTTTAAGTTTGTTTACATCTCCTTTATATAATTCTTGGTATGTGTCATTCTCAACAACATCTCTGTATACTTTGTAACCTGTTATGTTATTCATCATTGCTTGAAATAGCGGGCTGCCCTCTACTCTTAATAACTCAACTATAAAGTGTGCAGCCTCTTCTGGTAATGTATCTATACCAGATTTATTTGTAGCAACCTGTACAATTTTGTTAACCATGTCTGCTAAAGCAACAGCATTTACAGTCTCTCCTTTACTATTTTTTATACTGTCTACCTCTCTAAGCCTAATACCTAGAGATCTAAAGAACTGATTCATTGCCCTATCAACCTGTCTATCTCTTTCTAGCATTTGTTCTGCTTGCACCTGATGATATATATTATCTACATCAAGGTGCGGTGTAACATCTAGTTTAATAAAATCACCACCTACATCTTTTAATATAAAAGCTCTAACACCTGGATATTGTTTTTCTATAGCATCTTTTATTGCAAATATATCTCTAGATGGAGAAATATTTTTTACAGTTCCGTCTGTTTTAACTAAATCAAATCTTCTTTTTATAGAATTTAATAGTGGACTAGGATCTTTTTTAGATATGTATGTCCCTAAGTTTTCTGTAGCGTGCTTTGTTGTATTGTCGTCAGCTGTAAACACTGGCTGGTTATCTATTATACTTATCATAGGCTCACCATTAGAATCTACTACACCTTCTCCAAACCATTGTCTAAATGTAGGTGTATATGTATTAGCCCATTTTTTTAGAGCAGTTTCTTTATCGTAACCTAATTTAACTATATCTCTAAACAGTTTAGAGTTGTTACCATTTTCTGCAGTAACATTTACTAATTTTCCGTTTTCATTTCTTATTATATTACAAGCCATTATTTACATTTTTTGTCTTCAATAACATCATTTATCTCTTTACCTGTGTTTGCTTTTAGGTCTAGAACAGTATTAACTACTTCTGGTTCTGATGCTGCTATGTCTTCAGATAGATACACTATATTTCTATTTACTACCGTACTATTCTCTCCAGTAGCTTCTATTAAATTATTTTTAACACCTTTTGTAGAATCCGCAATATACAAAGTTTTACCATTTTCTAAAAATTTATTTGCCTTAAACAATTGTGTGTTGTATGTTTTAATCTCCCTGTTACCTACACGTTCTATTCCTTTAGGACTTGTAACTGATATGTATTGGTCTGATCTATTTAATATTACAAACGGGTTTCCGGTTTGCTTAGACAGCTTAACACTGCTTCTGTATACATTAGGAACAACCTTATTATCTGAGTAATAGTTTCTATGAAAATCTTGCCATAAGTTTTCCATATTACCTTTATACAATATGTTACTAGTTCTATCTTCTTTTTTATTTGTTGCAAAGTATTTAGATAAAAACTCTAATGCTTCTGTACCAGGTATAATCTGGAAGAATGAGTTAGGATTAAACTCGTATCCAGATTGTAGTACACTAAATACTATAAGATCTTCTGCAAGCTTTGGATTTATTTCTTTTAGTTCCATAAAAGAATCTGCTAATAGATCTACATCATACGGTTGTAATTTTTTAGTAAATAGTTTTAAACCATCTACAGAACTTTCATTACTCTCTTGAGTATAAACTTGTAACACCGGTGTAAGTTCTTGCATTAATAAGTTTTGTGAATACTGACCAGTTCTCTTAAGGTTGTTTATTCTTCTTGGTAAGCTATTCTCACCTGTAAACAATTCTTTTGTTCGTTCGTGTAATTTTTTGTAGTCCCACGGAGTGCTCTGCACAACTGATGTTGCTAAGAAGTTTTCAAACTTTTTCATTTTGTATATAATGTCTTCTGACTTTACTCTTACATTCTTATCTACATTCTCAAATAGTTTGTTATCTATAAACTCTTTAGCATCTGTTATGTACTCACTTAATTTAAAGTCTGCAAACAATCCATCTGACTCCATAAGTACTTTTGTAAATCCTGCTACAGTTGATGCTCCTTCATCGTTACCATATAATAATTCATCTAGGTTTACAAAACGTCCTTCTTGCTCTAGTGTATTTATAGATTGTACCAGGTACCTTATAGCCATACCGTTGTTTAGCAATGATGTGTCTACACTAGTAGCATCTTTTAAAAGTAATAAGTCCTCTGCTAAACTTTGGTATACTTTAAAATCTTCTAGCACTTGTACTTGTATTTGTTTCTCTACATTACTTAAATCATTTCTACCAAATACACCTCTTCCAATCATACCTCGTAGTAATTCAGCATTAAGATTAGCATTAGAAGCTTGACCTCCATATCTTTTCTTTAGTTCACTGACTATTTCCGTATCTGTTTTTAATGGGTATGGTGCATATAGCGGAGAGTTTAGATTCTTTTCTGATATGTATTCATCTATTATAGGTTGTGACATAAAGTATATTACTTGATCTACAGGAACACCTGATCTAACTAGTAACATGTGTAGTGGTGCATAGTCTATACCTGCATTAATGTCAAATATAAAATCTTCTTTTGTAACATCTACATATCCAGTTACATACTCACCTATAATACTACTTATCTTATTACCATTATTTACATCTCTAACCCTAGATAAAGAGAAAGGCTCAAGACCTTCAAACCTAAATCTAATATCATCATGTTCTGTAAAGTTCCAGTTTAATCCTGGTCTTTGTCCTTTAGCATGTTGTGTAGAACTTGTAGCAACTATACCTATACCACCTAATCCAGAAAATAGTCTGTGAGATGTGTTTATCATATTCTCTAACCCAAACATTTCACTTAATGGTTTCTTAATTCTATTGCCTTCTGAGTCAAAGTTCTTAGGATTTCTTAGAATTGCTACATCTTTTGCTAGGTCTTTAATTTTATATGCTCCTACAGGAGATATTAATTGGTCAAAGCTGGCAGGATGTTCTAATACTTTCTTAATAATTCTTTGTAGTTCATTCTGTAATGCCTTTTTACTTTGTGACTCAATTGACTTGTTAGGGTCAAACTGTACAGATTGTAGTTTTCCTCCTACTCTTGTAGAGTTAAGGAAGTATATATTTAATTTATCAATATCGTAGTCAGATCCTGCTTTACCTACAATTTCAGACGGAACAACAACTGTGTCACCAAATGACTTAGGTAAGAATCCTGCTACTTCTATAAAGTCTACAGAGTTAGGACCCTCAGTTGGTATACGGAATCCTATAAGTTGTAATAACTCAGAGTCTAGATTAGAGTCATTCACATCTACTATACCCTGAAACCTACTAGGTAGGTATACCTGCATAGCAAGTGTCTTAGAGTTAGGATTATTTGGATCCTCTTTCCTATAGAACTTTAATGGTTTTAATTTTACGTCGTCTAAGTCTAGACCTAATTCTCTTGCTCTATCAAAATCTTCTTGCTTTAATGCCTTAAGACTAGCTTCAAATCCTGTAGCTGCTTGTAAAACAAATTGCCCGCCCGGCATTTTTCTCTTAAGTACATTATTGTTTACCAAGGAGAATAATAAGTTTTCTATCTTGTTCTTTTCAAATAACTGTTCTATAAATTTTGTATCACTGTCTAGTAATCTTTCTATAGACTTAACTGTGTGTACAGGATTATCTCTCTTCTTAAACTCTTCTATAAGAACCTTTTTAAACTCTTCTAAATCATTAGACTTAAGTTTGTACATACCAGACTCATCTTTAACAAGTTTAAGTTTGTTTAGTAAACTGTTAAGGTCTTTGCTGACTAATGCATTATTTATCGCATGGTAATCATCTATTACACTTTCTAAGTCTGCATATTCTTCTGCAACATTACCATTGTCATATATATTTATTGGTAGTAAAGATCTTAACTGTGACCCTTCACTAGTCTCCTGTTTTGTTTTAGGTGCAGTTTCTACTTGTATACCTAAATCAGAAAAAGCTAATTCTTGTAATCCAACTACCTCTCCACTTTCATCAACAGACATAGGCTTATACACACTAAAGTCATCAGCTTCTATATAGAAAGGATCATACTCTTGTCCTTCTTTTATACCTCCTACTTTTACTGCAGATTCAAATATCATATAATCAATATCATTATTAATCATATCATTATTTATTGCTTCAAAGTTAGTACCCGGTAATAAACCTGGTATTATTGGGAATAGTGCATACTTGTGGAATGTCATAAGTCTAGAACCATCTATAACTTGTGGTCCAAATAGTTGTGGTTTTATAGGCGGTATTATAGCCATGTCTTCTGGAGCTATAGGTTCACCCTCTACAACTTTTTGATAAAAGTCTTCCTGTGCGGCTGTCCACTTACCTGTTCTATATGTTAAGCTTCTATATGCATCTAATGTAATAAATCCTCCACCATCAAACTCTTCCATGTCAGAGTATGTTCTTCTTACAACATCTAGAAAATCTAATGGCGCTCCCAGTGCAGTAAGAGTATCTATATACTGATCTAAGTATGGTGCTTCTACCTGTACAGCAGCTCTGTTAGACACTCTTAACATGTTAGAATGATCTTTATTAGATAAAGAGTTAGGCATATTAGTATTCATCCACTCTAATATTTCTGGATCGGACGTTGGGTATGTTTTAGTACCACTTATACCAGACGTTCGTTTGAACAAGTCTTGACCATACAATGCAAAGTCTCCTAACAATAGTTTACTCTGTTCTATAATACCAGTCATATATTCATATGTAAATTGTTCACCTATAATTTGAGCAGGCCTTTGACCGGTCAACACAGCACGTTGCATTGCTATGTCCATCAAACTAGAATCTATACCTGCAGGCGCAATATTATATTGAGTCAATGTGTTTGTAGTTTTTTCTACCTCATTTGCTAAGTATGTTTTTAAGTCTTCTACTACATCTTCTCTATTTACAAGCTCTAATATTTTACTCTCACTTAACTTTTTATTGTATTCACTTCTAGGTAAACTAGGAACTATACCTGCAAAAAATCTTAAGTTACCTCCATTATCTTTTAGTTTATCTACACGTCTTAGTTTAGAGTTTCTTCTACTATTAAATTTAGAAGCAACTCTTAACTCATCAGATAAATATCCTTGTAGCCTTGTAAGCATTTCATCTCTTGATAGCGCTAGTGTTGGAGCACTAAACTGTATACCAAACTCTGTCTTTTTATCTGCAGTTCTCAGTAAAGGTATTATACCATTACTAAGCACAGAGTTTACATACATAACTCCTATATCTACAGGACCAGTTCTTGATAAAGGTTTGCCTCTACCAAACTGCTGTTGTACACCTTCTAATACTACTACCTGCATTGTCTCTCCTCTTTCTAGCATAGTATTTAAATAGTGTGAATTAACTAAGTTGTCATGCTTTAAAAGATTTTCTATCTCTACTCTCCCTTTACTACCATTTAGTTTAGATACTAAGACATCAGCATATGTTTTTAAATTAACTCCATGTACAATTTTACCTTCAGGGTTTACATGCTGCGCATCTACCGCTAAAGGATTAGAGCTTGCTTCTATATCAATAAGTGTTCTTAAGTTTCTTTGTATGTTGCCTTTAAATATATCACTAACCGGTTTGTTGTATACTTCCTGTAGTACAAAGTTAACAGCCTCGGACACACCAGAAAACTCTTCTACATATAATGCTGCAAATAGGTCAGGATCTGTAAATTGTATACCTAATCTATCTAGTACCTGCAATGCTTCGTCTGGAGTCTTTCTAGTTGTACCCCAACCTTTAAAGGTTTTTTCCTTAGCACCAACTTTTACTTTTGCTTTCTCATTTAGGATTAACTCTCCGTTTACATCTTTACCTAACCCCCTGTAGTTTTGTATATTATCTTTGAAGTTAGCAGACCACATAAACCTAACTTTATCTTCTACTCTATTTTGATTGCTATCTACTAAAACTCTACTATTATCTCTAGTCATTAGCTGTGTGTAGAATTTATTGTTAGACTGATCAAACTGCATCATAGTCTGTATTATAAGCTTAATTTGATTACTACTTTTATCAGACAAATCTTGATGCATACCTAGCCTGTTCCACGCAGATCGTAGTTCTGGTCGTTTGTTTGCTAACATGTCTAGATTCTTCATAAAGTCTAGAGGATCAGTATTAGCCATTTCTTTATACATAAAGTTCATTATACTACCAAAGTCAACAAGTTTAGGCAAACCGTGCTCATTCATATCCATAACTCGTTTACTATTAGGATCTTTAGGATCTAGTAATCTACTCTTTGGTAATGTAGCAAATAATAGTCTAACTGCTTTTGGTAGATATACACTAGGATCTATCTCATTTTGTGGTTTACCAAACTGTTCTCTAACTCTATCATTTTCATTCTGCTCATCTGTAACTTCTACTTTAAATCTTTCTAAGTATTTTTTATGATCTTCTTTTAACTCTTGCCAGTTATTTTTTATAGCTAACATTGTATTAGTTAGCTTTTCTTCTGCTTGTGGATTAAGCTGTATAGCTTTTCTAAGAGTTCTTTCTATTTCTGTATATACTGTATTACCTATACCAAATCCTCCATACATCAGCTCTGTTATAGGATTACCACCCACAAAGTCATCTAATGTAAACTGGTTGTTTCTTAGCGCTTTGTTAAATAGCAGAACTGTCATACCTTCCATTACATTGTTTTTCATTGTAGCGGTAAGTTTTGATCCCTCATAATACGCCCCTTCTTTTACGTCGTATATAGTAACATCTGTAGTAGGATTACTAAAGTATCCACTATTTATTCTAGACATAAGTGTTTCTACTTGTGATTGGTTGTTCACAAAGAAATTTAGCGCTGCATATATCTTGTCAAATATTCTATCAATAAGACTTTTCTTAACTCTTGACCCTACCTTATAGTTACCATCAGCTAGAACATATTCTCTAAACTCTTCTGCTAACCACTCATCTGCTTCTTTATCACTAAGCTCAGACATTTTTTTAGTGTCTCCCTTAAATGTTTTAGTAGAACCTCTCATACCTCTAACCTCAGCATATAACTGAGCTCTTTCTGCAGGAGACATAAACTTTCTAGTTATAGCATGAAACGCCTCGTGGTATACAATACCAGGTGTAGTAAGTAAATCAGATAATAATATATTACCATCTTTAGTAAACTTACCAAGCCCCTTACCATCTATTAGTCCTCTTATTAGATCTATACCTACTAGTGGGTTACCATTTTTATCTTTAGGCATATTAGCATTAAACCATTCTAACTCTTCGTTTAAGTCAAAAGGAGCTGGTTGTTGCATAGACTCTAAGAAGAATACATCATCAGGATCTTCATTTGATATATCTGAAAATGCTCCTCCAGTCTGCTCTTCTAGTGTAGGCCCTTGTGCTTTAGATGTATTAACTTCTATACGATCTTTATCTTCTATATCAGTATTAACAACCTGAAGAGTTTTTACTTCTCCTGTTTGCGGGTCAACGTAAGTCAAGGTTGAACTCTTTCCAAGTTCTAACTCTGTTGACTGTGTAAAGGGAGAGTCACCTATTTGGTCAGGGTTTGTTTGTTGAGAGTCAGCCTTTTGATTATCACCATTGTCTTTAGTAAACGACTGGTTGTAATGGTTAAGATATATATTCATAAACTGTGGAAACTCTGCCTGATTAACACTCTTAGAAGGATTAAATGCTAGCGGCATGTCAACTCTTACAGGAATATCTTCTAGTTCTCTATTTCTTTCAGATGTTAAGTAGTGTGTATAGTTATCATACTCTACTGTTTCTACACTTAAATCATCTCTTACCAATACTTCTATAAATGGTGTATACTCAGGTGCTACAAATCCTGTTTGCTTTGTTGCTCTTTTTCTATCTAATGCATCTTTTCTAGCTTGTTTATCTTTTTTTAATTGTGTTGCATTAACATTAAAATACAATGTCCTTAAAAAAGATTTATACTCTTCATGTTTATCCTCAAACTTAGCAGGATCTTTTAATTGTTCTAACGTAATACTACCGTTTTCACCAAAGTATATAGTATCATCTTTCATATATATAGCAAACTCTTGCCTTACCCGCTCTTGTGATCTACTACCATACATGATTTGATCTTTAAGTATAGTTGTAAATCCTTTACCACCTAAGTTTATTCCGGCTTCTGTTGCATTCTCTGCAAAATACCTAGACAGGTTATATATATTATTAACTTGGTTTTCACTTAACCTAGAGATCAACCCTGGAACTAAGTTTAGAGAGTTGTTGTATCCTCTGCTAGGTGTTCCAAAATAAACAAACCTGCTTGTAACAATAAATCTATCATTAAATAGAGTCACTTTCTGATTAGGACCCTTAACTCCTTCTGTAGGCAGTGCTAGCTCAAGTTTAAGATCTTTTAAATCTTCTTCTTTATTTACAACTACAAATCTACCACCCTTGTTTATCTTTAGTCTTCCCATTACAGAGCTTTTTACGTCTCCAAAAGATTGACCTTGTGGTATTGGCATTCCTTGAGACTTACTCTTTATATAGAAAAATCTTTCTTGATTATCACTTAGTATTTTATTTCTTTCATTTATAAATGACTCTTGTGCAATACGAACATCTTCTACTAAGTTGCCATTAGCATCTAGATCTACTCTTTTATCACCTTTAAACTCGCCTTTAGAATTAACCGTGCTAGAAGAGTTCATATTAGTATAAGCAAACTCTCCATCTACAAGTATAGGTTGACCGTTAGCATCTACTAGTAATAATTTAATATCCTCAAGAGTTTCATCTCTTTGTACTTCAGATGTTTTTGTTTTTGCTGCTCTTGTAGGATCTACTCTTTCTTTTTGTTCTTGAGTTAACCTATCAAACATCTGCTCCCTCATTACACTTTTGTAACCCTCAGTTTTATCAAGCGTGACAGTAGAGGTTGGCTCTAGATTTTCTAATACTTGTTTTGGAGTAATATTTTCACCAGCTTTTATGTCTAGCTTTTTAGAAGTTGCTGAAAAATCACTTTCTCCTTCTTTTATCGCTTGGAAATATACAGAACCATCTAAACGAGTAATGGCTCTATATTTTATTATTGTTCCATCATCTAAAGTCTGAGTAAAAGTTTCTCTTTTAACAGGAACTTTGTTATCACTATACCTTGGCTTTTCTTTTGTTTTAGTTTCATTAGGAGTTAAATCATCTACATACTTAAAGTTAGACTCATCATCATATCGTCCTGTCTTCTCTGCTTGTGCAATGTCAAAGAATACAATTTTATCTTTCCACTCTGGTCTTATATTATATCTAGTTACAATTTGTAATCTAGCTCCTTTTGTTTTACTGTAGTCAACTATATCATATGTCTTTCTAAAGAATCTAAGCTGACTCATAATATGTTGTAACTCTAACTGCTCTGCTTTAGTAAGTTCTTTACCACTGTCTACTAATGGTTTGTATACATTTCTCCATCTATCTAGTGCAGCACTATGATTACCTGAAGTTTTAGTCCAACCCACATCTGTAAAAGAAGGACTATATCTAGTCTCATACTCAGACAGAGAAGATAGATCTTCTAGTGTTGTAACAGTTTCACCAGAATCTAGCTTTGCTTCTTCTGCAGGATCTAATTGAGTGCTCATTAACCATTGTTGGTATTCATTAAATGTGTCTAGTATTTGCTGCGCTGTATTTGTAGCTATTCTTCTTTGTTGTATTACATCAGAATTTACAGCATCACTAATACCTTGATCTACTTCTGCTTCCATCATATCTATAATGCTTTGTATAGTAGCAAGGTCCTCATTAACTAGACGTAACTGTGCTTGTAAGTAAATTAAATCATCTTGAGTCAAACCTTCTTCAGGGAACATTATAGCTTGACCAGTAGCTGGATCAACCATTTTGTTTATAATTCTTTCTATGTCCTGTCTATGTTGAGTAAGTAGCTCTAATTCTTTTCTAAAATTAGCTAACTCACTATTCATTAAATCTAGATAATCTTTAGATATGTTGTCTTGCCCCGCTAAATCTAAAAAGTCTTGTAATAATTGATTATCTACATCATAGCCACCCTCTTTGTTTTTAGTACCTATTAACTCTGTAAGCTCATTTATGTTAAAGAACCCTGATTCTCCTAGTTGTTTATTAAACTCTTCTAAAGAAGTTAAACCTAACATGTCATCTATAAAACCATATATCTCTTCTCTAGTTGCATTTCTATTTAAAAAGTCTGAAACAATTTGTGGGTTAGTTAAAGCTGTGTGAATTGCTTGTATTCTTAGTGCGTTTTCTTGTAAGGCATTTACACGCTCTGTAAAGTCTTTTAACTGTTGTTTGTATACTTGTTCTTGTATTATTAGCTCAGCTATCATAGACTGCGCCGTAGCTATAGAGAATGCACCTTTCCTACCAATAGAATTTAGATTTACATATGTTCTACCTCTAGTGTCTGATTTAGCATTTCGTATAGCCTTTTTTATATCTCTTACTTGTCTAGCAATGTTTAAAAGCATTTCTTTAGATTGTGCTAAAGCTTCTGTAGCATTTGCTATATCCTCTCCTATACCTTCTTGAATAACAGATGTAACAGCCTCTAGCTGGTTTAACAATAACTCTTGCTCAGTCATTATTTTTATATCAGCTGCTTTTTCTAATATGTTAAAATTAAAGTGATCTAACCCTGTAATGTGATTACCTTGTTTTAATTCTTCTGCTATTAGTTCTAACTCTGCTAGATCATCTGGTGTTTTAACAGCTTTATTATTTAAATCTTTTTGTCTTTGTAGTAACTTAAATGTTTCTTCTTTAGGTAGTTTTACAAGACCCTTTGTGCTTGTATCTTTTACAAGAACTCTATGTCTTCTAGTGTTTCCATTTTTATCTGTATAGTCAAACTCTATTATTTTACCTTTATATTTTCTAGCTAGTCTTTGCTCTTCTGGTGGTAAACTTTTTCTTTCTTCTTCTGTTAGTATATCATTTACTATTTCCTCAAAGCCTTGTATTGTATCTTCAGCAGCAGCAGGATCTATCATTTGTTGTACAAGGTTTAACATTTGATGTCTCTTAGCTCTTATTCTTCTAAGATCTTGCAGCTTCGTAATCATCTCCTCTTTGTTCATTTCATAACCAACAGGATCTTTTTTCTTGTACTCTTCTAGTATCTGTTTTTCCTCTTCTGATATATTAGGTGCGATTCCTTGACTTATAGCTTTTTGTAATTCTGCTAATTCATCTTCTAAACTTTCTATCTTTTCTGTAATCTCTATGTACTCATCTACCTGATCATTCTCTTCATATATTTCTCTTTGTTTTTTAAGAGATTTTAGTTTTAGTATCATTCTGTGTGCAACAAAGGCAGGAGATCCTGGTGTGGTAAACTCTTTTATACCAACTTCTTTTTTTACCGTTTTACCAGTTTCAGAGTTTTCCATTATATCTTTACCTTTAAGACCAAGTTTTTCCATAGTAAACTCTGCAACTCTTTGTAGTATGTTTTGGTTAGCCTGCGAGTCAGACTCCTCTCTATTTACAACTGCCGTTAAGGTAAATCCTCCTTGCTCTTCTAGCTCTTGGATAAGTTTTTGTTCTCTTGCATCTAAGTCTGCAGTAGTAGACAATGCTTGAGCCATCATCTTTTTTGCTTTATCTCCAAGTTTAGTATTATCTAGACTTTCATATATCTTTTTTATTTTTTCTGCTCTTTCTAGGTGTGAGTCTGCAACTTTAGTTTTTCTTTTATTTAAAAACTCTTTACGCTCTTTTTCAGACATGTTTTTTGTCTGTTCTTCATACTTAAACATGGTTTCAAAAGTATCATCATCCATGTTTCTTATATCATTTATAGTATCTGCAACATCCCCATAATACCCTGACCTTAGTCTACTAAATACAAAAGCAAAAAACGCATCATGATCTGCATTTTTATATGCAAAGTCATTATTAGATGCATCAGCATAATCTCTTTTATCTTCTGCGGTAGATATATCATTAAGCATATCAAAGTTTTCCTTTATAGCTTTTAAGGCATCAGGATTTTCATTCATATATTTAACTAAATCCTCTACCTCTTTTCTACTTTCTGCATATTGCTTTAAGTAATCTTTTACACCTCCTGCTCTACCATAAAAGAATCCATATTGTTTTTCCCCTTTTTCATTTGTTTTAACAAAACTAGGTAGCCCTACTGCAGCTAATACAAACCCTAAAAATATTTCTTTTTGCCCTTCAGTACTACTATAAGCATCAGCCATACCGTCATGAATATTATTCATTATACCTCCTATAGCTTCCATTTGGCTTGGGTTCTTGCTAGATGTATACATATCAGATGCTGCATACTGTCCTGCTAGATCTAAAGTTTTTTGACCTCCCTCTTCTACCATACCTTCGTATGCTGCGTATCTACCCCAAGCGCCTTTACCATATATATTTCTATGAGTCCAAGTTCTAAATCCTCCCCAGTCTTGGTGCTTTGCTTTATACACACCCTTATCGTCTTTCATTATCTTACCTTTAAAAGACTTATTAGCTTTCATACCACTACCAAAAATTTTAGGAAAGAGTAACATGTTACTATACCCAACCAAAGCAGCGTTACCTGCAAAGACTCCATTAGATACTTGTGTAGCTATGTTTTTTATTTTTGCCATTTCCTCATTAGTAGGAGGCATTCCTTTATCTTTAATATGTTGCTCAGTTAAACCTTGAACTACACTGTCATAGTTATGTCTAGCTTCTACACCTGCCTCATAAAAAGCACCAGTAAGTAAACGTCTACCTGTAGTTAAACCGTCATATATTCTATCAGCTCTAGATATTTTATTAAGTGCATTTAATGCTGCAGTAGATTTTTGTGCGTATGCAGTATTTCTTAAAGCAGATATTCTTTTAAGTGTGTTAGCAGTTTTAGCTGGTATTATAGCGGTAGCTAACCCTCCAGTTGCATACTCAGCTAAGACAGCTCCGGCAACAAAGGACAATCCTTGAGAAAACTGGTCAGTCCAAAAGTTAGCTGCTCCCGGTCCAATTATAGATTGCCAAAATCCTAAATCTCTTTCTTGTGATGTGTAGTATGCAGGAAATTTTTCATCTAATGATTTGTTAAAGTCGTCTAATGATCTTTGGAAATCATTATTAAAAAATTTATTCCAATTAGATGCTGCAGGACCATTCTCATATAAATCCATCCCTACCTCAGCAAAACCATTTAAAAGACCTATTGTAGATCCTACAACATGTGTACCTATTTTAGGGGCAAGTTTAACACCATAACTGTTCCATAGCTTTTCTCCTAGACCCTGGCCCGACGCTCTTCTGTCATCAACAGAACTATCCATTAATGAGAAAGGACCATCTATTAGTCTATCATACTCTTCAAACTCTCCCTTCTTTAGCTTTGTGTCTATAGGAGCAAAAGATGGATTGTTTATGTATTGTAGCTTTGTTAAAGATTCTAATAAATTACCTTGTATTCCTGGCTCTCTTTGAACAGTATTTATTAAGTTGTTAGCATCTAATGTTTGATCTCCTGGTTGGATTAAATCTGTGTTGTCTAATCCTCCTGTTTCTTTTTTTTCCTTCATATTGGTTTATATTAAAAGTCTAAGTTTGCAGCTTTATTTAAAGACATCTCTAAAATAGTTTTTCTTAATCCAGCAAGTTTGTCTGGTTGTGCTTTTAGTGCTATCCAAGCTGCCTCATTAAATGATCCATCTGCTTTTTGAAATGGTATCTGTTGATTAGTTGTTCCAGAATATACTGTACGCTGACCATTTGAATTAAACGGGAAGTTTTGTAAGTTTACACTAGGATTTAGTAATACATCCAGAATAATTTGATCTTGCATTAACATATCCATTGCAGCAATATCTTCTTGTGTTCCTCCAGCAAATGCAACTTGCTTTGCTGCTAGTGCATTTGTATAATCTGCTACTGTTACATTATCATAACCCTCAGCGTCAAATCGTTGTCTAACATTTTCATCAAAGATAGTTGTATTTAATCCTAATTCATTTCCTAACATATCAGCTACCCATCCGCCTGGCTGTATAACTGTAGGATCTGTTACATAAAAATCTCTAGTGCTACCACCAGAATTGTCCCCATCAAAACCAAAACTTAGTTTCATAGGTATGTTTCTCATTAGATCTCCAGGCTTAACACCTTGAAAGATTAAATTTCCTTCACCCTCTTCAATCCAATCATTAATAGCACCTTCATTTAACATACCGTCAGAAGTTAAACCAGAGCTTAATAATTTTAAATTATTTTTTACAAAGCTAGATGTATTGTTTCTCATCTCTTTACCTTCTTTAGAAGAATCAAAACCAATAAGAGGTTGAGTAGCTATTAAGTCTTCTTCTGCAAATATTTGGAACATTTCATCTCCTGACAATCTTTGATTACCTTTCTTTTCATTACCCTTTTTAGTCATAAAAGTATAGTAAGCATTAGTCATTTTGTAAAGCTCTTCTATATCTTTTTGATTAAAGTTAGTGCCAAGCCTTTTATTAATTTTATTTACACTCATATCTCCTAAATCTTCATCTCCCCAAAGCTCTTCAGCCAACTGGTCTCTCTCACTATCTCCTAAAGCTTTGTGTAGTAAAGGCTCTTGTCTTCTCATAAAGTCTCTAACATTTCTAAACTCACTTAGTTGTTCTAGTGCGTCAACAAGAAAAGTTGTACCACCAACACCTATAGCACCTGGTACAGCTCCAACAACAGCAAAAGGAGCTCCTGCAACAGCACCAGTACCAGCACCAATAGCTGTGTTTGTTAATAGTCTACCCCAATCAGTATCGCCACCAGAGTTACCATATGTTAAATATTGTGTCAATGCAAATAGTTTTTGACCATCTTCACCAAACTCATCAAACCTTCCTTCAAGTTTTAAGAACTTATCGTATGCACGTTTTCCTTCTACTCCATTTTCGTCTGCAGCTTTCTTAAGTTGCATTTTAATAATCTCATTATTGTTTTTAATGTTATTACTAATTTTATCTCTATCTTCTTGAGTAAGATCTGAGTTTTCTAATTGTTTTACTAGTGCCAAGTTTTCAGCATTTAATCCTTTTACCTTATCATCAAACTGATCAAACCTTGTGCTAACTTGAGTACTTTCTGAACTTAAGAAGGCTAGTCCATTCTTTAATCCTAATGCACCGCCACCACCGCCGCCGCCAGATGCAGTACCAGTTACTTTGTTAAATTCTTGCTGTTGTGCAACTTCTTTAAAATCTTCTAATATAGCATTTTTAGCAAGCCTAGTTCTTTCTTCTATAGGCAGTGTTTGTGGTAAATCTATTTCTACTAATTTTCTAAACTCTTGTGCCCCTTCATGCGTGTCTGATATATACTGCTCAACCATCATGTTAGCTATTTTGTTAGTCTTACCTCTACCAATTCCCATCCAGTTACCTCTTTGATCTGCAGGTATCTTACCTATCATTCTTTCTTTTCTAGTTCTATAGTCTAGCATTTTTTCAGCCATAGGCTCATATATATTAGTTATATATGTATCAGTTTCTCCATCGTAAAAATAAGACTCGTGTGTCTTTCTCATTTCTGACCCAAAATCAATCATAGGTATACCGTTGAGTTTAGCTTCTCTTATAGCTTGTATTTCAGCCTGCCTAACCTTAAACGACTCATTAGCTGCAAGAAGGCCTGCATCTGTGCTAACTAAGTTTGTAGCATCTTGCATTACAAGTGTAGAGTTTTCCCAGTCCCCTCTATCTATATGCTTTTTGAGCATATTCTTAACCTCTCCTTTTACACGTTCGCCATGAACTTTGTCTCCATCTAAAAGTTGCATTTGGGATAAAGTTCTATCTATAAGATCTTTAGACTGTTTATTCTGGTCATACCTTTGTGACAATAGCATTGCAATCTGTGGCTGTTTGTTGTCCACATACATACTTTGAAAAGGTCTTAGTTCATACCTACTATATTTATTTGCCATATTTATTTCTTTTTTTCTTCATGCTTCTATAACCACCCCTTCTAGCTGTAGTTGTAGTTTCTGTTGATTCCTCTGTACCCGTAGTGGTTGAGTTGTTTGTAATACCTGCTTGGGCATCTAAAAATCTTTGCATTGTGCCTCTCTGCCCATCTATAGCTGCCGTAAGATTATCTTGAGCTTCATTCATTTTTCTATCTCTATGTAATGTAGCTAAAGTGTCAATACCATACTGTACTGCCATTAATTTCCTATCTTTAGTTGCAGCATCAGCAGCCCTATTAAACTCGTCAACATACATTTTATTTCTAGTATTTTCAACCTCTGCCTTTTGTTGAGAACTAACATTAAATTTACTAGCATCAAGAGCTGCTTGTGAGTTAAATACTTTTCTTTTATTATCCATCATCGCCTCTTGATTAGCTATTGCAATATTTGCTTTAGCCTCTTGTGCTTTTATTTCTCTATCTCCTTGTTGTTTTTGTGCATAAGCTGCCATTTTATTTGACATACTAGCAGGACCTCCACCAGACGTTTCAATATATTTTTGCATAGCAGTTGCGTCATTTGCATTACGTGCTATCTGATCATTAAAGTCAACTCTATCTAAATGTTGTTTAGCAACTCTTTCTGCCTTAACAACACCAGGAGTTGTAAGATCTGGGCTTTCCATATAATCAGGGTTATCCATAAATGCTGAAACAGCAGGTATCATGGCACCTAGACCTATTGCAGTTCCTAAAAAGTCTTTCTTTTTCTTTGTTGGTACTGGCTCTGGATCTATATCTGTACCTGAGCCGTCATCTATTTCTGGCTCATCCCCTGGATCTTCTGGCTCTACTGGATCTGGTTCTGGGTCGTCTTTTGGCTTGTAAGCTGTTCTAAATGTCTGTTCTCCAAACAAACCATCTTCATCAATCTTATTGTCTGGATTTAGTTTGTTCCATTCTTGTTGATACCTCAATACATTCTTTTTACTATTCATATCAGCAAAGCTAGTAATACCCGCATTTTGTAAAACCTCAGCATTTACATTACCAAACCAAGCATCTCCTGCACCTTGACCTTTTATAAGATCTCTAAATGCTTTATCATCTTTATCTGCATACATCTGCACCCCATTAACTACAAGACCTGGTTGATAATCAGCAACTGTACCAAGTTCACCTTCTAAATCACCATAAGTTTCATAAGATGCTACAGGGTATCTACCTTCTTTAGGACCACCTTCATCATACTGCATTACACCACCAAGCTCCGCCATCTGTACTTTGTTAGGATCTCTACCAGCTTTCTTCTCTTGCATTCTAGCTAAATAGTCTATATCTTCCTGAGTACCACCCATAGCTAATATATTTTTATGAAGCTGCGCATAAGGAACTCCACCTTCTTTTAAATGGTCGGAAAAAAAGTAGTCTTTTAATCCAC